AAAAATATTATAAAAATATTATAAAAATATTATAAAAATATTATAAAAATATTATAAAAATATTATAAAAATATTATAAAAATATAATAAAACATCTAAATATGATTACACAACCAAATAGGAGGTCGCGTGTATTATCTATTATTATATGTTTAATGTTTTTAGCTACGTTTGGATTATTGGCATATCTTAACGCAACATTAGAACACGAAATAAATGCCAACAATTTTACTATATCACAGTCATTGGCATTTAGTATTAAACCAGCATTTGCTGTTGTTTTTACAATTGCGTGTGTTTTATTTGCCTATTTAATGTATTATCGCAACCATAGCTATTTGTGGATACGTGTATTTATGTTATTTGTAATTTATGCATTCATAATAACTATTTTATGGGTAACAACATATTATAATAAATCAGACCATTATATTCTAGCATCATTTATATTTGCATTTGCTGTAGTGTTTATTGGATTAAATAATTTTTTATTATACAAAGGATTAAAAAGTCATTCTAGATTAAAAGATATTTTTCTAATATCAGTTCCTATTCTAGCAGTATTAGGTTTAATTGGCATACTCATTAGTCTAACAGTATTAAATGATATACCACAGATTTTTCCTTCATTTGAAAATTATATACTATTATTAAAAGGTATATCTGTTCTAGCATTGGGTTTTGTTTAATTAATTGTAGTTTTATAAAATGGAATTGAAAAAAGTATTACTTAACTCTAGAATATACTCCAGGAGACATTCTAAGAAAATATCATAACTGCTAGAATGAATAAAATAATTACCTTACTAATTGCATTATCAGTGATAATATTGATTAGTTGCCTAATTGCTAGACCCATAAATAGAAATAGTATATCTAGTGAGGGATTTGCAACAGGCGATATATGCACGGTATCCCTTACAAATATAAATCCTATGTTTGTTAAGAATTATATGCAATATGACGGTCAGCAAATAAAATGTTTTAATAAATTATCTTCCAAGGCATATTGTGTCGGTGGAACTTTGAAAATGGACGTTAAGACAGTAGGAACAGATGCAAATGGTGTACCTCTAGCAGGAAAACAAACTGCCATTATATCTAATTCCAACGGCAGCACACTACCAAATAATGCAAGTATACCTATTGAACCATGGGAATTTCCTAATTTTTTCTGCTTGTCTTAATTTGTTTTTGCTATTTTGTTATTTATTTTCTATTTGTGCTAGTTTTCTATTTGTGCTATTTTTTCCTATGGTTATATTAGAGAAATCTATTATATAAATCTATTAAAGAAATCTATACAATAGAAAATGCCTTTACCATTAGGTAAAAAGAAATTAAAAATAACTAAGAAACAAAGTACTAAATTATTAAAGCCACAATCTAATGGTAATGGTAATGGAAATCAATACGGAAATCAATATGGAAAACATAAATATACTAAATATTATCCTAGCATATTGGATCCGGCATTTTCGCATAAGATAGCAAAACATGATTTATTTAAGAAATATAAATCCACAATGAATAAATCTCGGCTAGAAGAGCTATATACATCTTTTGAAACAAATAAACCTAGCATTGAAGATGCAAAGAAAAAAGAATCAAGTATATTCATATCAAAAACTATTACCAAGATGTTGCGTAATTTTATATCCCCATATTCCCCATATCGCGGACTGTTAATATATCATGAGATGGGTGTAGGTAAAACCTGTACCGGTATAACTATCGCAGAATCATTAAAACATCTAACTCGTAATTCCAATACTAAGATATATGTTATTCGTCCTACGGAATTCGAGCGCCAATTATTTAATCCTAATGTGGTTATGGATGGCGAACCTTTAAAACAATGTACGGGTGATACATATATTCAAGATCCAAAATTAGCACCATTTATTAAAGGATGTATGAATAAGAATGAGGAAGTATGCGACCAATTAAAGTTCAAGGTGGATAAAGAGATTCGCGGGTATTATAAATTTGCAGGTTTTAAGATGTGGGCGAGTGATGTTTATAAAGAGATTAATGCTAGAACCAAGAATATAGAAAATAAAGAAGAAAAACTGAAAAAGATCATTGAGATAATCCAAAAATTATTCAATAATTCAGTAATCATCGTAGATGAAGCACACGAATTGCGCGATGTCATAATAAATGAATCAACCGAACTTCCAGATTTAAATGACAGAAAAGCAACATCTGATGCAAAATTTATAACGCCAGTGCTCTTTCGCGTTCTTAAATATGCTACTAATGTGCGACTCATCTTTATGACTGCCACCCCAATTTATGATAAACCGCAAAATATAATATCACTAATAAATTATTTTCTAGTAAATGATAATCGTCCAATGTTAAAAGAGGCTGATATATTTGATAAGGATGGACATTTAAAACCTACTGGTCGAGAATTACTTATTAATAATACACGCGGATATGTTTCATTCTTACGTGGTAGTAATCCGTATGAATTTCCAATCCGTTTATCAGCAAAGTATAATATACCGAATGATATTCTAAATGTACGCAATTATCCTAATAAAAATTATCAAGGAAATCGTATAGAAAAGGGTGATACAATTAAATATTTGGAATTAGTAAATTGTCCCCTAGGGGGAGAACAATTGAAAATATTTAAGTATCATATTAAGAATGATAAATTAATTGATTTTAATGAAGATACAATTAGCGAGTTATCTTATGCTGATATATCAGAGGAATCTAAGGAATCAGAGGAATCAGCGGAATCGGGAGAATCAGATCCAAAATATAATAGACGTTCTAGTAAGTTTGGTCTTATTCTAACTGATGGCAAGGGCGCAATTAGTGCGCCCGACCATTACGCAATGCCTATGGCAGTGCTTGACAAAATGCAAGATAAAGAAGATGAAAATTCTATTTCCGGTGATGAAATAATTGCTTTAGAAAAATCTATTTTCGGTAATGGTATCGGTACCAAATCTAAACAATCTAGAAAATCAGCTAGCAAATCAGCTAGCAAATCAGCTAGCAAATCCGCTCGATTGTCTGACCGTAAAATTCGAACAAGCGAGCCACTAAAAGTTAGTACTGTAGCCTATCAATTTGAAAGCCAAATGAGTAATATTATTTTTCAATCCCTAGAAGAATGTAATAATAATCTTAAATTGGCAGTGGGAGAGCAAGGTTTAGAACAAATTTTAACTAAGCAGCAAGGGAAATGGACTTATGAATTTAATGATGATAAATATGCGCAGCGATTTAAATTACCTGAACTATATAATTGGGGTGCAAAGATTGCAAAAATTATAGATATTGCAATGAAAAGTTCGGGACCCGTATTCATATATACGAATTTTGTAAATGCAGGTGCAAAACCAATAGCCATTGCATTAGAGATGAATGGTTTTCGGCGATATAAGCAACACGATATTCCACTAATTGAAAGTAGGCAGAAGGATAAAACATATCGAGGGGATTATATTCTTTATACTGGCGAACCTACTTTATCTACTTATGCAAAAGAATATATTAATAAAGGTGTGAATATGATTCGTGAGAAAAATGTAAAAGTTTTTATTGGGACTAGTGTGGCATCCGAGGGATTAAATCTTTTTGGATATCGAGAGGTGCATATTCTAGATCCTTGGCACAATATTAATCTTACCGAACAAAGTATAGGCCGAGTAATCAGAACGGGAAGCCACCTACACTTACCACCACAAGAACGCAATGTATCTGTATATCAATATGCCGCTACCCTAGATGACCGGGAATCATTCGATTTGAAAATATATAAAATTGGTGAAAAGAAAGCCATTAAAGCAGGAGTCGTAGAAAAATTATTAAAGGAAAATGCAATTGATTGCGAGCTTAATAAAGATGTAAATATATTTGACGAAGAACACTATAAACGAAAAATACCACAAATAACATCACATGGCGTTAATATTCAATTAAGCCTAGCGGATAGTCCTTATACCCGTAGTTGTTTTTATATGAAGGAGTGTAGCTATGAGTGTGCGTCCAAAGCATTTTCGAAATCCGATAAACAACAAACAGTACAAACACCCTTTCAAATAATGCGTTTCAATTATGATAAGGAATTAGAAGAATACAGAAATTTAATTATACAGCTCGTAGCTAGTTCTTTTAATGTTAATATAAATCATTTACGCGCCTATTTACAAAAAATAGGTAATAAAGCCGAACAAATACCCGCAGCGGGAAACTCTAAAAAAGATAAAATTAGTAAAAAAAACAGTACCAAATATATAATTAGTAAAAAAGGCAGGCAAACTAAAACTAGCATTCTAGCAGATAAAACAGATACCCACTGGGATGATGAAGATGCATTTTTGGGTGCCATTCAAGATATCATAAATACTGATAATTTAATTAGAGATAAATATGGCCGGGAAGGTAGGATAGTTTTAAGTGGTGATACATTACGGTTTATACCAAATGGTAATCCATCACCAAATGTTTCTATTATCCAACAATATTTGCCAATACAGACTAATCCACCAATTAAATCCCAAATAGATTTAAAAGGATTTATTTCTAAACTAGGTGAAGAACAAAAACGTCTAGCAGAAGAGCAAGAATTAAATTATCAAGATATATTACATAAATTAATTGAGAAAGCCGAACAAATATATTATGGTGTTTATCAAAAAGAATATAGATATAATATTAAAATTAAATTGGAAGAAATATTGGATTTATTATTTAATAAATTAAATTATACGTTCAAAGTACTAATACTAAAGAATATATTAGAAAAAATTGTACTTAATGAAAAATTAACTGATGATGAAAATAAAATTAAATCATCTATTAAACCAAATATAGTTTATATGAACGAAATATTTTATGATACCCGAAGTCATAAAGACAAAGACAATGGTAAAGACAAAGACAATGGTAAAGACAAAGACAATGGTAAAGACAATGGTAAAGATAAAAACGATGGTAAAGATAAATATATAAATAATATATATGGTTTTATTATTCAAAATGATAATAAATTAGAATTATTCATATTAACTGATGACAAAATATTTGAAAAGAATCAAGGTAATTTAAGAAAAATAATTGAATTCCGGAAAAAACAACTAAAAGCCGCACCACCTAATAACCTGCATGGATATCTTAAATATGAAAAAGGTATTGATATACCAGCATTTAAAATTAAAGATATTAGCACCAAAGGGGATAAAAAATCAGTTAGCGGAGTAAAATGTATTACCGAAAGCACAACTAATATTAAGAAGAATTTAAATAAACTAGATGATAAAATTCTCAGGAGCAAACACGTTAATTATAATAAAAATGCATTATGCAATGATATAGAAGTGCTTCTAAAACGTAATGATGCTAATAGAGTAAATAATAAAAAATGGTTTTATACGCCAGAGGAATATTTCATATTCTTTGAAGCTTAATGCTTGAAGCTTAATAACTTACAAATGAAACTATGTGTTCCCGTCCTTCTCTAGGCATTATTCTAGCCATTATTCTATCCATTATACTAGCCAATTATTCTAGCTATTGTGTTAGATTATTTATTTATAAAAAATTGATTTTTTCTTTATTATTTATTGGTTTAAAATATACGCATTTCTCTTAATAATAAATTATCTAGAAAGTATATAGTAAGGTCTGCATTACTTTTTGAAAATATGGCATCAACAATACAATCCAAAACTAAAGGAATTCTTAGTAAAAAAGATACTCACACTCGTCATGATATAAATATAAATGAAGATATACTAGATAAAGATACACTAGATAAACCTATACTAGATAAACCTATACTAGATAAACCTACTACTACAAAAAAACTTGAAAGAGAAAATGCACAAAATGATAATCATCAAGAGTTATATAGAAATGTACTTCTAGAAGAATATATTTATCTAAAACCCGCAGACCTAAATAACAAAATAGATGATATTATTATGCAGAAACTAAGGCGTAAAGTGGAAGGCAAATGTATAAAAGTTGGATACGTAGTCCCAGATAGTATAAAGATACTAACTCGTTCATTAGGAATTATTAATAATACTAATTTTGATGGTATAACTATGTATAAAATAAAATACAGCGTAGATGTATGCAATCCAGCAGTCGGTCAAATAATCCACAGTACAGTATTCAATATAGATAAATCGCAAGTGATTTGTTATGTGAATAATCCAGAAACTTCACCATTAGAATTATTCTTATTCAAACATCATCATACTGGTAATACAGAATTTGCAGGATTAAAAATTGGAGATATGGTTAGTGTACGTGTAGGTGGTAGCAAATGGGAATATCGCGATAAGCAAATAATAACCATCGCACAATTTATTAGCAAATTATGAATACTTAAATTATAACTCACATTTATTTTGCTTCGTTTTTCATACAATTTTGTTTTTTATGTGTACTATTTACTTTCCAGGATTTGCTGTCTAGGATTTACTTTCTAGGATTTGCTAGATATAAAATAATCTTTTATAGTAGAAATTATTATATCAAATAATATCGAATAATATCGAAAATGGATAAATGCAAAGCGTATAAGAATAAGACAACTAAAATACAATGTTCTGCAAAAATTAAATCTGGTTTCTTTTGCGGTAAACATCAAACTTCTGGTAATCCAATATACAATGATAATGGGGAAGTAATTATACCTAATAATGTGGTATCACCCTTAATAACTAGTAATAGCAGTAATAGCAATAGCAGTAATAGCAATAGTAATAATAATAATAGTAGCAGTAATAGCAGTAATAGCAATAGTAGTAATAAGACAAATGGATATGATGAATTGAATGCTTATAAAAAAATAGCGGGAAGTGATGTTTACAATCAATATCTTGATTCTAGAAAGCTGTATATGAAAGATACAAGTTCTATTGCTAATAAACCTATTGAATTAATTGAATATCTAGAAAATGGTAAAATAAATTTTTATCCATATTCTCGTATTCTAGCGTCATTAGAATATTATAAGTTATTGAACGGAATAGAAATAGGTAAATCAGATAAAAAATTCTTATTGGCAAGTGATAATATTACAAAATTAGAATCTCTTTTTACAATCTTGATAAAAGCAAATACACATTTGGATAAACTAGTTAAATTACAGCGGTGGATTAGACATAATCTGCAGGCGTTTAGTAAGCGATTACACGGCCTACCCCGGTCGCGCGTGGTTAATGATAGTGATTTTGTTAGTCTAGATGATATTAAAGATATTCCTGATAAAGATTTTATTGCATTAGAGGATAGCCACGGCTTTGTTTATGGTTTTAATTTGGATAGTGTAGTAGATTTAATACTTAAAACTGATGAAAATTTCCTAGAATCATTTAAAAAGCAAAGTATGGGTTTTTGTTATCGGCAATATGTTAGTAATTTATACAATCATTATAATAAGATTAAAATAAACAATCCATATACACGAGATTTATTAACCAGTGAGTTTAAGCTACGAGTATTTCAATTACATGCTAGAAATATTTTTAAGGCTATGCAAACTAAACTGCCTATACAATCAATCGCATTAGGTGCTAGCGCAGGTACTGGTGCTGGTGTGGGTGTGGGTGATTTACGGCAACGTGTTCGTAATAAATGTTTTGCAATATTTCAAAAGATAGATATGTTTGGTTATATAACAGATATAATATGGTTAATGGATGAAAATGTTAAAAATTTAAAATTCTTTTATAAAAAGCTAGCATTACAATGGAATCTGGAATTTGGACTTAATAATACTGCACGATATAGGATTGCTCGTACACACAATCTTTTTTCGCAATCCCATTTACAAGATATAATGCTATCACGCGTAGATAAATATATTCTCCTAGATAAGATTTTAGAAAGCGTAAATGTATTAGTTTCAAATGGCGAAACGGATGAAGACCGCAATACAGGTTGTATACTGATATTATATGCCCTAGCAGCAATAAATCCTAGATGTGTTGCAGCAAATCCATGGTTAGGTTAATTTTTAATTATTTAACTAATATTTTAATTCATAACTTCTTCTAAATAGCTAGATTCCTTATCTGGAAATGAATTTGCAGGCTGATATTTATGTTTTTGTGTTTGTTTTTGTGTTTGTTTTTGTGTTTGTTTTTTTTGTTTTCGATAATTTACACCAAATGCAGGGGGTATAGCACCTGGAATAACTTCTGCGAATGGGAATGCGAATGGGGTTGCTTGTGCGGGTGCAAATGGGGGTGTGAATGGAGGTGCTGGCGCGGCTTGTCTATGCATCCGTTCAAATTTATTTGAATGATGTTTTCTAGTGCTACGAGTTTGTCTAGATGATTTACTAAATAAAATATTTTGAACTTGTTTAAGTTTATCTGCATCTACTAAATACAAAAGCATTTTCAAATTGTTATTAAGATGATTTGCAATATAACTTATATCTGTATCTTTCATAGAATGAGTAGAAAATTTCGGTTGTAGTGGAAACCCTTGGATTGGTGGTGCAAACTCTGGCATTGGTGATGGGGCTAATTCTGGTTGGTGATGTAGTGCTAGTGGCCTAGGTGTTGGATAATTAACAGCTAGAATTTGTGGAAATTGACGCTTTTTTCCTAAATTTTGCATATTTATCACTCTATGTAAACCTTACATTATTACTAGAAAAAATTAAAAAAAAAATTGATTTATGAAATTATAAATTGTTGGCAATATTTAATCATCAAAAAAAGATTATAAAGACAACAAGATAACCCACAATAAAGTATACACAATGGATTCCAAGGTTCAAGTTAAATTTACATCTGGATTGCCTTATCATGGGCGTGTTTATTATCAACCTTTATTCTATTTTGCTGAAAATTATCGGCAGATGGTAAAACAAAATAGCGGTAAAGATATTGAACCTAAAAAATTAGATAATGACTTGGCTATTCTGAGCCAACCTAAATTAGAAGTTGGGTTAATGATTATTAGTGGAAGAGATAAACGCATATCATTTAATCTTAATCAGTTGGATAACATATTTGAATTTACTTATAAAGGTATACCCTTTGAATTCCGTGTTTTAGAATGTGGTAATTTAGGAAACAGGATGATAAAAGAAAAACGAGATGACATTCAAATATATTCTGAATATGCAATTAGTTTTGAGAAACAGTATCAAGATGAATTTGAAGTCTTTATCAAAACTTGCTTGACCTATTACGATACACATTATCATGGAGATAAGGAAGACAAGGAAAAAATCAGTATTTATTTAACTAGTACCGAAGGTGGTTATTTACAATATCTAGGAAAACGTCAAAAGCGGGATATGGATTCCATATACTTACCTAAGAAACAGAAAGCTGAAATAATCGCAGATATGGATAAATTCCTGGCATCTGCAACTCGTGCCCGCTATATGAAACTTGGTATTAATCACAAGCGAGTCTATCTTCTAGAAGGTATTCCAGGTTCTGGAAAAACGAGTTTAATTACCGCTCTTGCGTCTAAGTTTAATTTTAACATCGCGATAATTAGTTTTGTACCCAAAATGACAGATGTAGATCTCTTGCGACTTTTACGCAGTTTAAATGATACCTATGAGGAAAATTCTGCTTCTTCAGATAAAGAACCAGAAAAAAAGCAAACCATGATGGTCTTTGAAGATATTGATTGTATTTTCAAAGAACGTAAATCACACGATGAAAACAAGAATAATATTACATTTTCCGGTCTTTTGAATGCTTTGGATGGTATTACATCCAATGAAAACCTTATTTGCTTTATTACAACTAATTATAAAAGTCATTTAGATAGCGCACTGCTTCGACCTGGTCGTATTGATTATATTATGCGATTTGATTATTCCACTAAGGAACAGATTCAGGACATCTTTCGCGATTTTACAAGTTGCCAGGATGTTGGCAAAATTCAGGAATTTTACAAGGCGTGCACTACTATGCAAATTAAGATTTCCACTGCGCTTTTACAACAGTATTTGATGCAATATATAGATCAGCCTGATGCAGCAATTAGCAACGTAGACAATATGAAAAAAATGTTTGATAGCGCTAAAGTGGATAAGGAGGCAGAAGAAACCAATTTATATGGCTAGGAACTCTTTTCTACATACTTTCATTACGTTTCATTACGTTTCATTATGTTTCATTACGTTTCATTACGTTTCATTATGTTTCATTATGTTTCATTATGTTTCATTACGTTTTTATAATTTTATTTTTTTATTGGAACATTACAACTATCCGTGCTAGAATGTTTTATTACTTATTATATAATAGTTCGTTTTCATTTATAGTTGATAATCGTTTATTTTCAACAGTTTTATATGGTTCAATCCTATATATACTTACACATGCAATATTAAATTACTGTCATGTTGAAATCCTAGAGATTATAAATAATTATTTTTGGCTCATCTACATCCTTGATATAATGTCTCTAGCATATGGTGTTTATCAAACTCTTTCTATACCACAATCCAATTCCGGGACATCATCTAATCTAGATGTATCATTTAATCTTCTAAAAAATCAAATTAATACTATTAGTACCTATTTCAATAAGAAAAATGATATATCTATCACTGATAATAGCTTATTAGCTAATATACCAGTTCCAACTCCACGACAACCATTAAGAATTTCTACGTCATCTTCATCAGCACAGCAACCAAATCAAACAATGCCAAATCAAACGATCCCAAATCAACAATATCAAAACACAGGAAACCCCCATAACCAATCATCTGGATTTTCTACACCTATTACTGCTTTGCGAGAGAACATCCAACCACCTAGCAGAAACACACAAGTATCTAATATTCCAGAACCGATTATTACAACTAATGAAAGCTCATTTGGTTCCAATGAATATAATTATAATTGTCCGGATGAAAGTATAGCGGGCAGTGATGTTGGTAATATTATGGATTTAGATGATTTTGAAAAAAGTTTGTAAACAAATATTTTAGTTTTTTTGAAAAAACTTATTTGTCGTTATTTTCATAGGCATTCTATGTATTAGTACTGGTGGAATATAACCTCTACAATTCATTATGTATAATTTCATCCGCGCGGATAGATTATTCCCACTCATTGCTAGAAGACTAGCTAATATATCACATTTCCATTCTATATTAGAATTGGTTTTGTTATCAGCATTGGTTTTGTTATTATAATTAATTTGTGATAAGTAGGTATTTGATTCTAGTACATCTAATGGTTTTAATAAAGTTTTTAAAATTAATTCATCTAATATTATAATACCTATTATTACTTCTTTAGATGAAATCATTAAAGGTGCTAGAATATAATCTTTCATATATTCCAAACTTTTTAACAAAGATGATGCATTAGTTAAATAAGATGCCAGCTTTCTAGCAAATGTAATGAAATCATTATAAGTAAATGGAAATGGCAATGGCAATTGTAATTTATCTGGTTTTAATATATTATCTTCTAGAGATAGTTTTATTTTTTGTATGTTTATCAATAAAAACTCAATTGAATTACCTATCTCTAGAATAGGTGGGTTTTGGTGGCCTAACCATATGAATCTATTTTTTCGTTCTAAAATAGGATTTATTGAATAACACTCTAGAACTATATTTAATCTAGCTTTCATGATGACAGATAATTAATATATGAAGTTTAAATATTCTAGAGATATTCAATTTTATGCGACTAATTATTGAATTAAGAAAACTATTAAAAAACACATTAAAAAGAAAATCCAAAAAAAATCATTAAAAATAAAACAAAAAATAATGGTATTATATAGATATTCTAGACAGCTAGATAGAAATAAATAATAAATAATAAATCATAAATGTACGGAACGACTATATTAGCAGTATCCATTGTAATTCTGGTAGGTATCCTTATATATCTAAATAATACGCAAGTGTTAGGTAATAAGGGTAATAAGGGTAATAAGGGTAAAGGTGCAATAGAAGGTTTTACAAATGCCAAACACGTATCTGGCGCTAAAAACAATTATGCTGGTTTAAATAATTCTAGTGATACACCATGGACTATTGATAAACCCACGAGACTCATTATAACTGATATAATTCGTAAGATCCTCAATGAAATAAACAAACAGACGGGAATGACTTATTATTTTACATCTTACGACCAACTAAAGCAAGATGTTTTAAGTCCTACAGAAACCCGGTTTGTAGCAGATTTCTTCGTCCACGAATTGAAAAACCTCTTCTCGCGACGGATTATGCTAGTATTCCGGGTGGATTTTGCAAATAAGAATGTAGTTGTAGATCATGTAAATTTAAGTAATGCTTTTAACTTACCTGAAAAATCATTTATGGATTATCCGGCTTCAAATATAATTCTACAGGATGATAATCTGCTAGCGGGTGAATATCATATAATGGGACGTAATGCAAGCAAACTCGATTTCTCTATCCTAGCAGATAAAGATCTCGCGCCAAAGGATGTTCCCACGCCTACGGAATTTCAAAAATGGATATTGCCTATGGGTATTGCGGCCGCATATCAAAATCCCCAAGCCATTTTCCCGTCTCGGCGGCAATCTAACTGCTGGGATACTAGTGGGGCGAATTATATTGAACCACAGACACCTCTGCAAATAGGCACTCGTAGTAGTCATATGACCCGCTATCCTTATCCTTATTTTAATCCCACGGTTAACAGACAACAAGATTATAATAGTGAATTCCGCGGGATGTTTGATTTGGGTATGGGTGCCAGTGCGGCAAGTGGTAATATTGTCGCAGGCAGCCCTTAATTCCCAATACTATCGATTTATTAAAACTGATACGATAATAAAGATTGTTGTATTATTATGGTTTTATCGGATAATAATCTTTTCAAATAATAAATAATTGTGCTATAAGAAATAGGTATACCACAAGATGATGCATTAGTAATTCTAGCAGTATATTTTTGTTTTCTAGTGTTTGTAGATTTGTTATTTCTAGTCCTATTACGATTGTCATTTAAATTGTTTGTCGTAAATATGCCGTAATTACTTGAGTGTAAATCATTAACCATTAATTTCCTATTATTTTTTTGTGTATGTGTTTTTGCTAATTTTTTAATTAATATAGTATTATCATCAGGATATTCTAAAACTATATTTATTTGTTCTAGTAAATATATTAAAAATTGTACTGCTGCATCTTTCTTCAGTTTATTATCGCCATTATTTATTGCCAAAGGAGACGGTGTTCTGCTATTATATGCACTATTAGCATAATTATTTGAGGAACTATTTGTCTTGCTATTTGATTTTTTAAAGTCTAGTACATCTTTTAAACTTGCAATATATTTTGGTTCACGCCACACAAAAATACTTTCTAAATCACTAACATCAGTTTCAACAAAACTAAATTTATCAATAAATGTAGGGTTATTAAACAATTTAGGATCATAAAAAGCTTTTTCATATTCTTGCAAGTTAGTTATATTTTGTTTAATTCGTTCAATATTTTCTTTGTTTGCATATATATGTATATCGGATTGTTTCAAACCAACATCTGGATTTGCAAACATAAATTTAATCTCTGATAATAGCTTTGAATATTCGTAATAATTTTCTGTTTTAGAATTATTAGAATTTGATTTTTTTTTGAATGAAGCAATATAATCAGCAATATAATCATTATCTGCTAGTTTAAGTTTGTCGACAGGTCTTGTTAATTTACTAATATTTACTGTGTTAGATGGTGCTTCTGATATTTTATTTTGTTTTGTACAAACTATTTTTATTACCTTTTTTGAGTTAGTCTTATCATCAAATGCTACTTTATATACACCATTACCTAGAAATTTACCTAATTGAAAAGTTTTATTAAATTCCTCATAAAATTGATTAAATGATTCTTGTTTTAAATTCATTTTTGTAACATTATATATTTTTGTCGATGTTAACTTTTCATAAAGTATATTTTTGGAATTATTGAGATTTGCCATTTTGTATTCTAAATATTTATTATATAATTATTTTATTGTTATTTGGATATAAATTAATTAAAAAATTAAAACATTGAAAAATTGAAAAATTGAAAAATTGAAACATTGAAAAAATTATTTGAATACAATTGGTATTGTAATAAAGTATTATATAAAATTGATTTACATAATCCTATTTTTTTATATTTTCATATATGCCATTCAAACGAATTCACTAAATTATACAATATGCATTTTACTTCAACTAGCATTGAAACCGCCCTAGCAGCTATAGCAAAACATAAACCCATCGCCCAGAAAAGCCCAGAATGGTTAGCTGCTAGAAAGAATTTAATTGCTGCTAGTGAATCGGGATATTTACTAGGCATCCGGAGTTGCAGTGGTATGATTAGTTATATCAAGGCTAAGTGCAATCTTTCTACTTCGCTAGATTATATAGGCAAGCTCGATGCTATTCGACACGGTAATATATATGAGGATGTTTCCCGTGCAATCTATCAATCGCGACATTCTCTAGAAGTCAAAGAATATGGTCTTATCACTACATCTAAAAACGCATTCCTAGGCGCTAGCCCCGATGGCATAGTAATTCAAGAATTTAAAACAAACCAAGACAAAAGCCAAGAAACAAGCCAAGAAACAAGCCAAGAAACAAGCCACGAAACAAGCCAAGAACCAGATACAAATAAGCTAGAATCGCGAATAGGTCGGTTAGTGGAAATAAAAAATCCATATGATTATGATCCGAGTGATTATATAAAACCGGAATACGCGGTGCAGGTTTTACAACAGCAATTTGTTCTTGACCTACCTAAATGTGATTTTGTTAAAACTAATATAATTGGTGCATCAGTAAATGAAACAACTACCGATAAAGAACTACTTCCATATCATGATATTAATGCCTTTCTAGCAGATGTTCCAATTACCAAAGACCGGGATATGCTGCCAATAGCAAATAAGAATATACCAGCTAGTAATTTAACTAGCAAAGGTATGGAAAAAGGTATTATAATTCATTATAAGGATTCTAAAACGGGACAAACTATAACACATTTATATCCTCTAGATACGCCATATACTAAACCCGGCATTCTAGAATGGATTAAAACCACTAAAACAACCATTGCTAAAAGCACTGGCATTTGTAAATCCCAGATCGCAGTAGAATATTGGTATCTAGCAGCATATTTTGAAAAGACTCTAGAATATGATAGCCATTTATTTGAGAATATCTATTTGCCACGGCTAGAATTAGTATGGCAACTTATAACGCGCATTCGACAATTACAAGAATTATATTCAACTGAGTTGATACATAATTTTATTGATAACCACATAAGACCACATATAAATAAGCCATCTGCATTTTATAAATTATCTACTAACCAAATTGAAATATGTAATCTTCTAGAGACAGCATTACAACTAGAATTTAAACACACAATCACTATAATATCTCCTAATGACTCGATGGATAAGGCAATGCAAAAAAGCAATGGCAAAGGCAAAGGCAAAGGCAATGGCAAACAAAAAGCTAAAACACCTAGAGCAAAAGTAGTAATAGAATATGATTTTTAATTGGTAAAATACTAATCTATAAATACCAATCTAGAATACCTTTTATAAGGTTTACCCGAAATTATAATATTATGGGAATAATGAAAATTATTTTTTTCAAATACTCTTATACTTGCAATATTATCAGTGGCAATATCGGCATATAATCTAGCATTCCTAGCATAATTACCTCGATGTGCGATTTTTTTCTGGTACATCTTAATAAATAAATCTATTGCTAGTGTTCCTATACCTTTACCATAAAAATTTCCATCCAAACCTATTGTAAATAAAAGATCAAATTTATTAGGCTTTTTATTACCTAAATATTTATGCGTCAAAAGAGGTGTTTTTTTACCAATTATATATCCTACTAGTTTATCATTATCATTATGATTATCATTATGATTATCATTATGATTATCATTATGATTACCATTATAAAATATACAATAGCCATAATATTGCCGGTCTATATCTAGCTTTTTATTTTGAATTTTTTCATCAATTACAAATTGTTTTATTTGTTCTATTGTCCATATTGTTATTGTAGAACGATTCTTATTATATAGTTCAGTTAGTGTTTTTATGTGTTCCGTATTTAATAATGCCATCGAAAGTAAACGCACGGATTTATCATCTAATATTATTGGTTTGGGTTTCTTAGTTGTAGTGTTGTTATGTTGTGAGTGTGTCTTGCTTTTCCTAGTTATCTTGTTTCTTGTTCGTTTGCTAGTTCGCTTGCTAGTTCGTTTCATAGTTTTCATATATACCTTATTGATTACTAATATTTTTAACGTCAATAAGAATAAGAATATAAAGCCTAGGATGATTGTATTACCTAACACTGACGCATTAGTTAATAAGGTATTAGGATAATTGTATTACCTAACACTGACGCATTAGTTAATAAGGTATTAGGATAATTGTATTACCTAACACTGACGCATTAGTTAATAAGGTATTAGGATAATTGTATTAGGATAAATAAAATGGAATCCTCATCAAGTAAATATTTTGATTTCTTAGAAAGATTATCAGCTAAAGTAGCTATAGAACTACCTAATAAGATGTATGATACTAATTATAAATATAGTCTAGCAAAATATCGCGAATCTATTAACTCTATAATAACAACTTATCAATCACGTATGTCTGGGGGTGGAACTACTGGAGATAATAGTCCAATGCAACAGCTTATTAGTTCTATTACACCGGCAATAATTGATGATTTCCTAGTCAACACAATGCAGAACACGTATCATAATCCATCTATAATTGCACGGATTACTCAAATTGCAAATATACCTTTAGTAGAGCAAAAAAGCCCAGAATGGTTCCGGTTGCGGGAAGGTATGATATCCGCTAGTGATGCTGGGTATTTTCTTAAGAAATGTGGTGCGGCGCGTGCGGTGGATACTCTCCGGCTAAAATTGGGGTTAAAGACTTATCCTAATAGCGCTACGCCATCACTAATGCACGGGAATACTTATGAAGATGTTTCTCGTGCTATTTATGAATCTCGCAATCAGGTAGAAGTTGCAGAATATGGTATTCTTACATCACCTACTAGTTGTATAGGTGCCTCACCAGATGGTATTGTTGTTAAGTGTCTAGCAAATACATTCCAGTGCCAATCCCGGTTTGGACGTCTGCTAGAGATTAAAAATCCATATTCCCGTGAGATAGATGAGACTATTAAACCGGAATATATGGTGCAAATCCTCCAACAACAATACACTACTCAGCTTCCAATATGTGATTTTGTAGAGACCACGATAGTAGATAAATATTCAACTACTAGTGCAGGCAATTATAAGGCATATTTGACGCTAGAAGAGATGTTAGCTGATAGGCTAGATACTAGCCAGCCATCTAATATTTCCAGGATTAAGAATCACAATATACCAGTTGAGAATTTGAATAGATTTGGTAATGAAAAAGGTTTGCTAATGTGGTATCAAAATGCTATTACACCTAGCGATATTAGAAATAAATATGTAATTTATCCGCTACTCAATAAATATTTGCAGTTGGATATAGAGAAATGGATAGTGGATACAAATTCCGCCCAATTTGCAAATGGTTTTATGTTTAAAGAGGTCAAGTTCTGGCGGCTAGATGTATATGCAGAGAAAACAGTAGTATATAATCAAGCCTTATATGAAGGTGAATATATACCGCGATTATGTCAGATTTGGGAAATTATTTGTAAGTGTCGGGAATTACAGAAGAATGGCAATGTGGATCTAGAAGCCTATATAGAAGATATGACAAACCAGAAAGATAATCCTTTTTATAATGAGAATAAGAGAAATAAGAGAAATCATAATAATAAGAAAATGAAATCTATAGTTAGCAATACTAGCATTTTATCGTTTGGGGAATCTAATAATGATATTGAATTGGATTTCTAGGATGTATGAGTTTACAATATCTAGAATATCATAAAATACACATTAGGAATTAGGAATTAAGAATTAGGAATTAGGAATTAGGAATTAGGAATTATAAATGTTATAAATGTAATATTAGAAGTGGTTTCTGGTTTGCAGTTGCTGATTAACTGTAAATTTGATTTATCTTGTTCTTTTCCAGTTTGTTCTTTGCCAATTTGTTCTCGTTCCTCTTTATAATGTTGCGTGTGGGATTGCGAATCCTGCTTACATTGTTTTACTTTAGGGTGATTAACTAATTTGCCCCATTCTTGGATAGTCCATTTATTCCCCATACTGAGATTACAATTGCCACAAATAGGTCGCAAGTTGCCTATATCATAGCTACCACCTTTGGATTCTGGAATATCATGACCTACTTGATAATTAAAAACGTTTATCATATTGCTACACCACGGAACATAACATTTGCTAGAATAAGTTTCACCATTATAGGTAGTCCATACAACTTCTCTAATTCGTTTAGGCAAAAAGCCTGATTCCACAACACCTAATTTAAATTTAGTAGATCCGGTGCCTACGCTTTCGCTAGATAATCTAATGGGTTCCATTTTTTCATTGTAATGTGTTTTCTTCTGTCGCTTATTAACACGCTCATTACAATGTTCTAAATGATTTGCTTTTTTTTTCTGTTTTGTATCTTTTTTTTTATTATCAATATTCTTATATCTAGATGTAGTATTGCAAAAGTTCTTATATTTTCCTTTGCCAATTTTTTTTACTATACTTTCACTAGCTATCACGCTAGAGAGTTTGCGTTTAAGTACTGTATTCATTTTGTAGATAATAATATATTTAATTCGTCTAGAATATTAGATATACAAATATATAATAAAATATAAAAATATAGGAAAAATATAGAAAAATAAGTTCAATCTAGAAGTACATCTTTCTAAAGTATCAAAAAAAATAAAATATAACATAATTATAAACACAACACAATATAACAAAACATAATTATAAAGATACTTTTTAATTTACTTTAATACTTGAATTATAAGATGGCAAATAACAAAGCAAACAATAATAAAGTCCTAGGGGGATCTAAGATGCCAAAAGCTAATTGGGCGCTTATGGCAGGTGTTGGCCTTTTAGTTGTAGTAGTAGTGGCTCTTTATTATATGAAACGTAGTAATGAAAATTTCACCAGTCATCAAAATAATAATATTTCTAAGAAACAATCTAACGCCTTGATAACTGGAACGGATATCAAGAGTCGTCTCAACCCCGGAAAGGGTGAATGCGTAGTTGCACTCTTCTATGCGGATTGGTGCCCTCATTGCCAACATTTCAAACCTCATTTCCAGCGGGCAATGAGTGATCTCAATGGTAAAACAGGTAAAGATGGAAAGAAGATGCGTTTAGAAATGGTTGATTGTGATGCTAATAAAGATATCTCTCGTCAGTATGATGTTAGTGGTTATCCTACTGTCAAGATTCTAGGAGATGATGGTACCCAGGTTGAATATGGTGGCGACCGCACTTATGAAGGCCTTCGCAAGTATCTAGTATCGGATGATTAGGTTTTGCATTCCTTGACAATAGTTTCATATGCAATACCAATAATATTATCCACATCCGCCCGGGTTGCGTGTAGCTTGAGAAAAGTCATAATATCACACGGAATCTCAATTATAATTATCTTGTAGTTTTTCTCGTTTTCTTTAGCTTTCTTTTCTATCGTAGGATGTAAAAACGATGCGTGCAATACTGCATTTAAATATTGATAGATACTGGCATCAAGATAATTATCTGGATTGATACATTCTTGCGTGTTGGTTAAATATATACCTAGAGTTTTCAGTTGTGATGATTCTTTTTCTTTTTTTTCAGTATCTGGTGTATTTGGCGTATTTGGTTTATCTGGTTTATTTGCTTGGTAATCCATAGTTTCAATAACATAATCAATAGGTAGATTATCACAAAGCCCCCCATCGCAATATAGATATTCACCAATTATAACTGGTTCAAAAACAAATGGTATGGCAATGGATGCCTTAACTGCTAGATAAACTGGCAAATCAGGATGATTTATATGGTCTAGTAATTCAAATCGCGAGGTGGTTAGATTAGTAGCTCCTACTTTGAATGCAATACCAAAACGTTCATATAATTCTCTAAAAGTAATATCTTCATTACCAGTTTTATCTAACAATGCATCTTTTAAAAATCGTACAATGTTAGAACAGGAATTGACACCTTTGACTCTCATTAGGTTGAGTAATGAATCTGCAGTAATTGGAATATATTCGCTAAATTTCATATCTTTGACTTTATCATATATATGACTATGTGAATAGCCTATAATAAATAACATTCCAAATATAGCTCCTGCACTAGAGCCTATTACAGTTTTAATTTGTCGGGTTGCTTGATGTTCTTCTAGATATTGAAACAGACCAATATAACTGATACCTAATAGACCGCCACCAGATAGCACTAAGTTTTCAACTTTATCAAGTTGCATTCTTATATTGAAAATGTTGAATATCTAGCATATCCAAGGTTAAAAAAATATAAAAATAAACAAAATATAGCAATGAATACATAAAAAGCAAAATAATTAATGATAACTGATAACTGATTACTGATAATTGATAACTGAATAGACAATAGCACATAATGTAATTACTCGAACTTCTGGCCTGCACCTGGAACATTGTTGACCATAGTACCTCCACCGGGAACGGCTTGACGAAGACCAGTAGGAGTAGGGGAAATATCTCCTAGGTAGTTAAGATTATCTAGAGGTGATGCGCACATATTAGTTTTTTGATCTAGAGGCCAGGCGCTAGGAAGATTCTTGCAAGCTTCTTCCGGTTGTCCAAAAGTGTAATAGACACGACCAGTACCAATACCATTGATATCATTGAGAACATATTTGGTAGTACGTCCATCTGTTACAAACATATATTGTTCTGGAACCATTGTACCTACATCAAATGGCTCTTTGCTAGTTTGGGTAATTGGGCAAGGTCCGCAACAATTGAGTTGACAAGCAATATGACGTTGGCGATCCATTAGTGAATCGGCATTACCCTGAAGGAAAACGCGATAATGTAGAGAATTTGAGATATTATTATCTGCACGGATGAGATCATTGATATAATTGCTAGAACGATAATCAGTGAATGATCTTCCATCCGACATGCGTGCAGGGCATTGAAGGTGTTTATTGTCTGATGTCTTAAAGCAGGAACTATTTCCAATATTCATTTTGCTAGGATGTTTTTGTAATTGTATTATTGCTAGATATTCTAGATATTCTAGATATTATAGATATATTAAATTTTGAAAATAATTTTTACATAATTATTTGATATTTGAAATGAAAATAATTTTACAAATTGTCTAGTAATTAATTTATATGATAACAAAAGATACTTTTTAATTATCATTATCATTATTATTATTATCATTATTATTATTATTAGGTAGATTAGTTGCTGCGACTGGTGCCACACCGCCCATTTCCATTGCTTGTTGTTCTGCCATCTGGGATTGTGCCTGGGTTTGTTGTCGAGTTTCACGACGTTTGAGTTGGCGGATTATAAAAGAGTTCAATATATCATTCTTAACTATAATACTGGCAAACTTAATAGCAACATATAGCATCAAAACTAGAATAAGAGTAATAACGATACCTTTGATATAGTAAATATTCTGTTTCAACCAACTGACACCCGCCACGCTAGGTATTGTTGGCAGTGTTGGTTGTGCAGTGATAGATTCTGCATCAGACATATCTTGGCTTGAATCAAACTTGGAATTAGCATTATAAAATATCGATGTACCTCTAGGTGTGCGTTGAATTGGGCGAACATTAGGATTAATATTATTAGCATCACCGCCTAGAATATATCCCATTGTATCGATTATATTCTGGGCAACCCCAACCGCTTCTTCAAATATGATAAGCGACCATTTAGGAGTACAGGGTGGATAAGGAAGTGCACCATCATAATAAAAAAAGGATTTCGAATCTGGTATTAATTGTTGCGGGTTCCAAGTATCACTAACTACTATATCACGTTCAGTTGATATACTATTAGCTGGCATTTGATTAATAAATTCATTAAGAAATTCATTTGCAGAGCCATAATCTGCCCCTTTTTTCATTAAAATACATAGTATAACACCACCATCTGCATCATTAACGGGATTGCGATTGTGGTAAAGCAGTACTTCCATATCATAATATACTTCATTGATGGTATGCATACTATGTCGATGAAGTGTCATTTTGCGCAAGTAGAAAAAATCATTTTTGAACTTGAGAATACAGTTAGGAGTGAATGTTATTGTAGGTACATTATTAATCATACTAACGCTACACGTCGTAGGATTATACTGGATATTAAGTCTACAAAGAGCATTACAAGGTGATACGTTATTTGTATCTATATTTAATGGGGCAGTACGGGTTGCTTTATTAGAACACGCACCATACCGAGCTACCCAATCACTAGAACGTTCAAAATGCCACATACCTTCATCGGCAGCACTAACACCAGGGTTTACAGGTTTTACAAGTGTATTGGTTGTCATCTTTTATTGTCTTGTTTGTATTCTCCTCTTGTTATGGATCAGTTGCCTCTTTCTATTATTTTCTATTATTTTCTATTGCAAAGTTTTGCCAATATTAAAAAATATAGGTTCTTTAAAAACTTCCTAATATTAAATTAGCATATCTAGTTGGCATATACTAGCAAACTAGCAAACTAGCAAACCAATACCCCTAGAATGATTATATATAGCCTATTATTTATAATAATCTTAATCTTTGTATATGAAACGGTACAACGTTTATTTAAACTACGAGAAGAATATTTTAGTAATGCTAGAGACCATTTCGTGTCTAATCCTTTACCTAGCGATCCATCTCTAGCAGATATTTCTAAAACAATTGCTATAAATTGTAAGGCATATCCTACAATGGCTAATTCTATCCAAGCCGCCGAAATTTTGCCATCCGGGGAACTAGATACCCCTTATTATGCCCGCTTCAACCCGCTAGAATACAATCCTAGACGCTTGTATTATTTCCGGCGGGATATATTGGTTCCCGAGGGTTGGCGACGTTCGGCGGATGATGATAAAGAAATTGCAAACGTACAATCATTATACAATCAGGAGACTGACCCCCTTAAGAAAGAAATATTACAAGACGAATTAGATTTATTCAATTGGCGTTCGACCATTTTAGCAGAAAAAGACAAAAAAGGCATATCGCGTAGTATGCGGGATATTACAACAGATTACTATCCCGCAGAGATTGGAATGCAACGGGTATGGCGAGAACCACACTCTCATATTCGTGATTACTCAAATGAACTGAATTATGGATACAAAGCTTATTCTAATTCTAATTCTAATTCTAATTCTAATTCTAATTCTAGAGGAATAAATTAAAGCCAACATAGCTAGAACGGCTAGAAATTTAGTATTACCTATCACTAGCACATTAATTAATAGAGTATTATTCATCATGTGTTCCTGATGAGAAATTTATTGATTCTATATTTTTCTTTAGTATTCTCTTATTACATTCCTTATCTGCGTTTTCATTTGCTTTTTTTGCCTTATGTCTTAATACATAAAGTAGCTTATGATTATTACTATCTTTTCCATCTATTATATTATCATCAATATCTTTTTTATAAAATTCATTACTAATTTCACATCTCTTTGTATCTTCATATTTATGTTCCTTAATAAGTTGCATTTTTGTTTGTATATCAGTTTTTAACTGTTTTATTAAATTATCAATAGCCATTTTAATATCTTTATTTCGGAATGCATACTCAAGAAGCCTAGATAAACTACTTTTAGTTTTTTTAGTTATGTAATGTTCGTAATCACTAGATACAATATTCTGATATTCAACTAAGTTGCGCATATATTGTATAAGTTCATCTTCGCTAAGCTGGTCTCGAAAATTATGAAATAACTGAATACATAAATCTTCTAGAAAATCCCGTAATTTATTTAGAAATACTTTTTCATCTATTAATTTAATCTCAAGATTTTTATTTAGATATGATACAATTTGTTTATTAAGATTATTCTTATAGAAACTTATATTGGGAACATGTCTATTAAAGATATGATAACTAAGTTTATCCATTATCGTTTCTATATTTGTAAATATACTCTTAAAATCTCTAATGCTAATATGGTTTATACTTTCTAATCCTAGAGGATTAACATTTATAAAAAAATTTGTAATATTTATATTTCTAGAATTATCTATATTAGTAGTATTAGTAGTATTAGTAGTATTATTGTTTCCATTAATATTTGTATTTATTCTATCTCTAGAATGATTTAATATGTCATCTAATGCAATACCTTCAGTTCGACTTGATTCTTTTGATTTACATCTATTTAATCGTGCATGCCTATATAAGCTCTTTTTTTGTGTAAATTGTATGCCACAATTACCACACGTAATATCATATTCACGAGTATTCTCTAGAATATCATTTTTATAATCTTCTAGATATGCTATTAATAGTGATATTTCTTCAATATCAAGATTACTATCTGTTATTTGGTCTCTTAAAGATTCTAAATTTATAGGTTTTGTTATATTTTTTGATTTATCAATACTATTAGTTTCGATCTTGTTATCTTCAATGTTTTTATTACATTTTAATTTATTTGCCTGATGACGTTTAAGACGTGTTTTTGTAATAAAATCTTTTTTACAAAACTTGCAAATAGTTTCTAATATTTTTGACATTTTATAAATCTTTGAGTGTTTCAGCTTTAGATATTCTAATTTTATATTTTATTTTTATCTTACAAAACAAACTATATAATTAGAACAATAAATTGTTTCAACAAACATAAAATATTTTATAGAACAAAATATGTTTTATTCTATTCTATTAACACCAATTATTAAAACTTACCAGTACATCATTAATATTTTTAGTTTTAATTTTTATACTTTTTTTATTATTTTTTCTTATATTTATGTTCTCTGGTGCCAACTTTTATCAGTGGATTGAGTGGCACGGTGCCATAATTATATTTTGGTGCCAAACAATGCTATTCGGTGCCACATTTTACCGACAGCTTGGGCGGTTCGGTGCCATTTTATTATATTTCACATTTTTAAGGTCGCGCGCGCGGAACAGGTAAATACAGTGTAAAATTACAAAAATTTTTGTATAGTTGAAACACTACGGCACCCTGAGAGAGAGGGGGGAGAAAAAACACTAAAATTTTTGGATGGTTTTTTAATTTACTAAATTTACAAGTTATTCGTGTTAAGTGGTAATATTCTATAATCTAGTGATATATTACAAATTTTGCAAGTAGGTTAGTCTAAAAATAATTTAGTTTGGAGTCTCTCTACTCCAGAAGATTATATTCACGATTTTAAGACAATTGGAAAAAGTAATAAAATACTTGTTATAAATGCTAGAGCCATACTAGTTTTCACTAGTATGCATAACTGGCATAAGATTAAAATTGCTATCTGGTTGTAGAGTAAAGAATCGAGTGGCAGCAGAATCTATAGGTACCTCCGCATACACTTGCCGGGCATATTTCGCAGTATCTAGCATACCTTTATTATTAAAATAACTAGCGGGATCTAAAGTAGGAGTACTATTTCCTATACTATCACTTGTATTGCTTCCATTACTATTTTGATTCATTTTAGTTAGCCGTACATTAATACCGTTAATGGGTACTATAAAATTGCTCTGAGTAAACATAGTGTTTGCGTTATTTGCTGCTGCTACAGCTGCTAATTCATTTTTACTTGTTTCTATAAGATTAGGGTCAAGCACAGTAAAACTAACTGCCAGGGTTTGAGTGCTTATATCTCCAGAATAATTTAGATTGGTAATGCGGCGCACCGAGACACCTAATACGGTAGCAATACCTGTAGTTAATTGGGTACTAATCAATGCAGCAGGTGTAGTAGTTTGTGGTTTTATAGTTGATAATGGTATAGTGGTAGTTGTTAAATCATCAGAACTATCAAATGATTCATTTATTTTTTTATATGTAAGGATTCCTAGCAACGCCAGTAATGGTATTAAAACTAATATTTTGAATAATATAGGATGCATTTATTAATTGTTAATTGTTAATTATTAATTGTTAATTGTTAATTATTATTTATTATTTATTATTTATTAGCTAATTTATATATAGATTTTTCATTTCAAAAATTATATCAAAGATTATATGATTGTAGTTTTCTTCTTTCTTCTTTCTTCTTTCTTCTTTCTATTTATCTTTCTATTTAGTCCAGATTATCCTAATTAGAAAAAATAATTATCTTGTTATAAATTAAGTAAATAATCATAATCTTTTGTATAAATTTATTATGCCTTCGTCTAAATCTGGAAGCCATAAGTCTGATTCCCTAAGTGAAAGTGGTAAGCGTTCATTTACTATTAACCATGCCTATCATGTAGATGGTTGTCCTACTAAATTCAGCCATGCTGATTATACAGGTCGTTATAAGGCTCATACTCCCCAACGCGCAGCTGAAAAGGCTCTTAGCCATTTATGCCAGGTCAAGCGCATTCGCGGCCAATGCACTCTATATCTTGAAATGCGTGAAACTACCCAGGGTTCTGAACACAAGGTTTACGCATATAAAGCTAAGCGTATTCGATATGCAACTCCTATGGTCGTTGGAGATCGCACTTATTATTATAGTCGCCGAGCAGTTGCAGTTGACCGTATTCCTACTGAAAAATGCCCTAAATCGCATAAGTCTTCTGGTCGAATGATTTCAAGACATAGTAAATTGCTTCGTTCTAAGAAGCATTCTGCTAGCCGTCATACTAAGAAATCTAGTGGTAAATCTAATAAGAGTGTTGTTCGTAAGATTACTAATGCCGTTAGTAGTACAATGAAGCGCGTTAGCAAGATGCTTTAGATGTTTTGCATTGATTTATTTTGTGTTTTGTATTTTGTTTTTCCATTTTTGTTTTATATTTTCAAATCAATGTAAATAAAAATAAAAAATTGATTTAACTTTTATGATAAGACTCATAAAATATACATAATCGCACATTAAAAATACGTTAAAAATACGTTAAAAATACATTAAAATGGCAACACTAGATGATGTGGTAAATCAATCATTTCTAGAAGAACTAAACCGTTTTAATAAGAAAAAAATAAAAACCGGAGAATGCAATAATGTTTCTAAATTATTTGAAGAGGTTCAAGCAATTAAAACTGATTGCAATATATGCTATGATGATTCAATAGAATGTATTCAATGTTATCAATGTGATTTCAAATATTGCCAGGTATGTCTAAATAAAGTAATATCTGAATTCACCAAGTGCTCTGCCTGTAGTGCTAATTTTAAAGACAATTATACCCAACTTAAGGATAAAAATAAAAAGAAACCAGCTAGAGTTTTAAAATCAAAAAATAAGCCAGTATTTAGTAATCCGCCAGTGTTTGGTAATGCACCAGTATTTAGTAATCCGCCAGTGTTTGGTAATGCACCAGTGTTTGGTAATGCACCAGTGTTTGGTAATGCACCAGTGTTAGATAATACCAATGAAGATTTATTACTAAGTGATTATGAAATAGAACAATTGGCAATTTTATGGCGGATGGAAAATATCCATATAGAACCAGCTAATAAAAACTCTAAAAACTCTAGAGGCTTTACACACACTAAAAATTCCAAAAAAATAAATAATGTAAATAATGTAAACAATATATCAACCAATGCAAATCCATCATATAATAGCTATCCATCATATAATGGCAATCCATCATATAATGACAATCCATCATATAATGGCAATCAATCATATAATGGCAATCAATCATATAATAGAAATCAGTATTTAGATAATGATTTTGATGATGAAATAGACCCTTGCCAATTTCAAACCGTTAACCCAAGTATATATCATTTCATCGTGCAACAAAATAACGATTGCAATGAATTGATATATATATCAAGCGATCATAATTTATCTCCGATTATATTAAATTACAAATTGCTAGATAAATGTTTTCAAAGAACAGTATATATTTGTCTAGTAGAACAAATCAACAATCCCGATATTTTTCCAAATGTATGGCAAACTATGTCAAATATGATCTATAATTTTACTTGTAATTATATTCACTTGATTTATACCAAGAATTTTAAAAATCAGGTGTATCTTTACCAAAAGCAAGATTTAGTTAATACTATCAGTCAAATGGCATCTTATAATTAGAATAAATATCTGGTTCAAAATCACTGACTATTAGTTATTTCTTTTTATAATCTATCAAAAAAACAAGAACCAGAATATCAATCTTTAGAATATCAATCTTTAGAATATCAATTCTTGAAATATCCCAGTTTAATCAATGCATTCTTGCTAGTATCTTGTTCTGCTTTTTTGGGATTAGAACCGCGTCCTTCTCCAATAATTTCACGCGTCTTAGGATTCACTAATTGCATAATAATTACAGTTTCTCCGGTTCTAGAGACATCATTTCTAACAGTTTTGAATTCCGGGCTATACTTATGAATCCGCTTGATTAGCTTAACAATTTTATTTTTATAATTGCGGTCATCTAGAATGAATGTAGTTATATCTAGTTGTGATGCTTCATCTTCAATAAGATTAATCAAGAATAGCTCTGCAACCTGATACCCCGCTCCAGAAATGAAACTCGCTAGGAAACCGTGTTTATCATTATTGAAATCCAAATAAATGGCAGCGATAAAAGCTTCAAAAATATCACACAGAATTTTATCCTCTTCTCGGGCATTTTGTAAATCATCCAATGTCCGCCCAATAACTAGGTAATCATGCAAGCCAATAACTTTTGCAAGATGTCCTAGAGTTATACGATTAACAAATTGTACTTTCATTGTGGAAAGGAATCCTTCCCGTTGATCCTGATAACGTCGATAAAGATATGATACAATTATATTCTCTATTACCGCATCTCCTAGGAATTCTAGACGTTCATAACTGCGTTCACGCAATAAAACACATCCATCAGGATTTTTTACTACTTTTACATTATCCCGAGAACATACCTCT